GGCCTCACCCAACGTGTTGGCAAGTGTCTACCGATGCACAAAGATAAACGGGCTGAGGAAGCCGTGTTTAGGAAGTGGAAGTCGTTGCGATCGACCACTGACTACTTGTGTGGGGCTCTCGGTCGCATCCGAAACCCTATGCGGTACAAGATGTGGTTGGCTCGTTACACCGGACCTCGGCGGCGTTTCTTCGCTGCCATGAAGGCAACCCTCAATGTCACTCCTGGCAAGTTCATCGCCAAGAGCTTCATCAAGCGTGAGAAATCACGCGGGATTCTTGGACAACCTGGAAAAATTGGCGCACCACGCGTCATCCAAGGGTGTCCTGAAATCCTCACTCACCTCACGGGACAGTGGTGCGTACCGCTTGCAAAGCGCATGCACGACCGTCTGGGTGTTGATGGAGGCCACATCGTCTACACGTGTGGCATGACTGGGGAGCAGATTGGGGCTGAGTTTGGGAAGGCGATTGATGAAGTTCGTCTCTCCTCAGCTTCCGGTCGTGTCGTCATCGTTGAGGATGATCAATCCCGGTTCGACCTGCATCTCGGCAGAGGGGCTTTCAGCTTCCTCGACGAGGTGTACCACCGCCTCCTGCCCAAGCGCGTTGCCCGTTATCTTCAACGGAAACGTTCTCAGGGCGTTCTTTGTGGTGGGACTAAGTACTCAGTCCCTTACACCATGCAGTCTGGTTGGCCAGACACCTCACTCGGGGACACCCTTGTTAATGCAGCGATGAAGCTGTACATACATGGGGTGGGAAGACCGTGGAGGAGCATTATCTGCGGTGACGATAGTGTGACCATCACTACGGCTGAAGAAGTCGCAAGACTCGGCGGGAAAAACTATTTCCTAGACCAGTATGCGTCCTTCGGCATGGAGGTTACCTTCGACATACGCGATGACCCGCTCGACGTGGGTTTTTGCTCCGGGCGCTTTATGCCACATCACTCAAGCTATTTGCTGGTCCCAAAGATCGGCAAAATGCTCGGTGGCATTTATTGGGACACTGAGAACCGTGGACCACGTGATCGTCTCGCGTGGGTACGTTCTGTCTCTGATAGCGTCTGCCAGTTCGGTCAAGTTGACCCGATTGGGCTTGGGCTTGGGCTTTCGATGCGCGCCTCAGTCGGCGACGGGAAGGTCCTTGAGCTTATCGCCAATCAGTACTCCTACAGAGCACGCTATGACTCTACAACCGACATGTTTGGGGTCTACGTTTACTACGACCATCACTACGGCTTCTCGCCTGGTATGGTTGACGACGCCGTTGCCGCCACTAGACTCTGTGTCTATGGTGCTACGGTACGGCACCCTTTGTTGGTGCATCTCGCCGAGACCGATTGCTGATCGGTTTCTCCTGGTATCAGGGCCCTCTCGTGAGCGAGTCGTGGATTTGTTGTGTTTTGGGTACTCGACCCTGCGCATTCCATCACTCACTTGAAGGCCGAGCGTGTTTGCCCCACGTTCCCCCTGACGGCATGCAGCTGGACCACCTTTTCTAAACATCCTGGCTGTCACAACAATCTTTTC